ATGGTTGTCATACCTTTGTATGTATCAAATTCACCTTCAAGCCATTTAATTCCATATTTAATATATTTTTTTGCTAACAATTTATAATCCATAAAATTAACCTCACTTTCTAAACCAAGTAAATTTCCGATTCATGGTTTTAAACAGGTTCAATGTCAAAACTATCTGTTTTGCCCTGTAAATACTCAAGCACATCCACTCGACCACCATATCTGCAATGAATTTCTGTCAGCTTACCTTGGTCATATAACCATCTTGCTGCTGCATATCTGTGCCAACCATCTACAATAAAAGGTTGTGGAAGAATAAACCCATTATTACACTCGTTGTCAATTTCAATATCTCTAATTTCCTTTGGATGATTGATAAAATAAACGATTCTTCCTATATGCCAGTTTCTTGATTTCTGTTCCAGTACAGGGTGTTTCCACGTATCTCCATATGGCTCAGATACTTCTGAGATTGCTTCATGAATAGCAACTGAAATATCATCTAAATTTATTTCTCCTGTTTCATCCCACGACCAATGTTCAGTTGGAAGAAATTCAATAAGACGGTCAATTCTAACAATATCGCCATTATATTCGTTTAATGGTTCAAAATCTCCATGCATTTCTTTTACTCCTTTCACAGTAAACATCGTTTCCTATGCTTTCTGCTTAGAATAATATTTAACAATCTTTTTAAAATCCTTACTACTTGCATAAGCAACTCTAGGTTTACTTCCATCAATGTTAAATTCCGTTACGCTTAAAATCGCATAGCCTTGTACCGTTAATGTGGCAAGATATACAAGTAAATTTAATTTGTATCCAAGACTGTCAAGCTGAATTTCTTTTCTTAACTTCTGTACTTCTTCATCATAGTTGTCATCTATTTCAATAATGTGTGCAGAAGCATATGTATTGATTTTATATAATCTATTGTTAATTTTTCTTACCATATTATTTGTCTCTCTTTCCGAGTAAATCCTCATTTCTTATGATTTTTTATTTTCCCAATTTTCTTCCACATTCAGGACAATATTTTATTGGAATGTAAATAGAACCAACACCTTCGCCGTTAAAATAACCATGACAAGTGAGAATCAATTCTGGAGTAGCGGTTTGATAATCATGAATAACCCCGTCCCATTTTTCATTTTCTAATACATTTCCATTCAATCTACCTTCGTTTAGATTATCACTATGATATGGGAGTTTCGGTTGTTTCCATCCAAATTTTACGTCTGTTCTTCTTTCACAATACATACACATATTTATTCCTCCATTCTTCTAAAGAAACTCTTGTTTCATACTTTGCATTCTCTATATTCTTTTTCAGTTAATAGTCCTTCATCGCACATATTTTCAAGCGTTCTATATACAGCATTAGCTCTCCAACTTGCATATGAAAAACCATCAAACTCTCCGATAAGTGCATCTCTGTTTTCTTCACTTTGTTTTTCTAATTTTTCTGCTAATATGAAATTACGAAAGAAATATGCTTTATACATAGCTGCTTTAATTCTAAGATTCTCAACTTCATATTCCTGAGAAACCAATTTCTCTTGAGCTTCTAATAACTGTAACCCCATATTTCCTAATGGGCTTCTTTCAATTCTGTTTCCAAAATAAGTATAATTCATGTTTGTCACTCCACTTCTATATTAATTCATCAACTTCAACTACATCAGGATTATCACTAAACCATGAATCATTCTCTGCAATTTCATTTAACTCAATAAAATCTCTTTCAGAATCAAAGCAATCGTTGTGTTTCAAATAAGCTGCTTTCACCTTTTCTCTTGCGTCTTCATACGACTCTGCCTTTACAATCCCAATAGCCAATTCTTCAATCCTGTATACGTATAAGTTTGTAATATCCAACATATTAAGCACTCCTTTCCGCACTACAGAAGAAATCATCTTCTGTAAACACAGTGTTATCATATGCATCGAAAATAACTTCATCCGAGACATATTCGTTGACTTTCTCTATCATGTCATATGATGGTTCATCAATATCAACATCCATTACTTTTGCAAATAAGCATTCATTGACAAGTTGTACGTAATACATACGCTTTAATTCAATTAATTGATCTCTATTTAATTCTCTTACTGTCATGATTTATTCTCCATTTCTGTAAATCTATTTCTCTTTAAATACTCTATGTAATCTTCAATATCTGATTTCTTTTTAACCTCAATATCTTCTGGATGATAATATCCATAAAAAGCATTCGTATATACCTTATATGTTTTATTTTCCATATTAACAATGAGATTATAATTATTTGCACAATCACCACGTTTCTTCCAATTCTTATCAAGCCAAAATAGATGTAATCTCATGTAACCAACCATCCTTTCTAATTCTCTTCGTCTATGACAATTCTAAATCCATACTTTTCAGCTTTCTTTTTATTAATAACAATTCTGTTTACAATTTCATCTGCACTATCAACACTTTCTACAGATATTATTGCTTTTGAATTGCAAGTCATTTTATCATAAGCTCCAATTGACATTCCTGTATAAATTCCAGTATCATAATTCCACGCTTCAACAACTGAACCAGTTTTTAATTTCTTCTTTAACATAAAAATCACTCTCCAATCTTCACTTGAAATTGCTATTTCTTAACCTATCAATTTTTCTAACTCTACCATCCGTTCATGCTTAAATCCTAAAACTGCAAGTGACTGATTAATTCCTTCTGCATAACCTCTGTGATTATGTGCGGTATTTTCCAGAACATATCTTTCCGTTGCATTAGGATGTCTTGCAGCTACATCCAATTTGTCTTTTGCATCAATCGCATATTCAATAGCTTCATTCAGTAACTTTTCACATTTAATACTTTCTAATTTTGTCATTTTCATTACTCCAATCTATCCCAAATTCCATGTTTTAATAGGTGTACTCACTGAAATATCAAAGTGTTCATCATTCCGTAAATCTTCAACCTCTTTTCTAAGTACAATACACTCAAATTTATTCTCTTTAATTGCTTTCCAAATTACTCTCATTGCACCTGCTTTTGATTTGTAATTTCTGTTAAAAGTAGCCATCTTATTTTTATCCGCAAAGCCAACTACTTTATAATAAATTCTATCGGTTGCTTTCCAGAAATTTTCTGCAATCGGAATGAGAACATAATGTTCACACATCCATTTGAAATCCTTTTCCGTTTTGCTGATATAAGGATTACTACCATCAATAAATTCTATATGCTGATACATATCAATCACTCTCCCTTCAAATTAGGACACAAACCAAGACCACCATCAATTTCTGGTAATCTTCTATATGCATCTCTATGAATGCAATCTTCCTTCATGCATCTGTGACAACAACATTTCTTATATTCCTCGTAACTCATTTTATAATTTGTCTCTTTAAATCTCTCTTCTGTCATCATAATTATTGCACCTCCATTTCAATTCCAAATTCATCATATAAAAGTTTCTCAAATTCAGGATCTCTCTTTACATATTCTCTTAAAAATAAATCAGGCTCGCATGGTGCAAGTCTGAAATGTAAATCTTCTCTTATGTCATCATTCATATAAGTTGCAATTATGTCCATAAGTTCCTGTGTAATATTAAATTTCCGTCCATATCTCAGCATAATTATTTACCTCACTTCCTTTTCAAGAAACAGTTCTTTCCTTTGGTTTTATCCAACTGCTTTCCAATCAACTACCTGCTTATATCCGTCTGCCTGTAAGATATGAATTTCTTCATCCTTATCAAGTTCGTAATGATTTCTGAAAAATTCTTTTAACCCCTCTTCTCTTTCTGCTCTCCATAGTTCGTCATGAGTGATTACATCTCCAAATTCTTCTTCGCCCGTTGTTACGGTAATATCAGAAATTTTTCCAAAATACATTGCTTCAAGTAAATCTGTATCAACATCTCCCTTGACAATGTAATCTTGCCAATCTCCCTGACTGTACCCTCTAATTGTCCCAGTCTCAAAAGTATCTTCTGGATAAAGAAGTCTAATTACATCAATGAGAATATCTTCTATACATCTGCATTTATCATACATTTCCTTTGCTGTTTTATACTGTTCCTGCGTTAATGAATAATCATCGCATATATCTAGTGCATCAAAATCATTTGCAATATCATCTAATAGTTCATTTGCTTTCTGATACCATTCTGCCTCAGTACAGTCTGTAAAATCTCTATTACCCGTAAGAACAACTTGTTCATCGAAGTTTTCACAACCACAATAATCTTTCCAACTCTGATTGCTATTGTACAGCCACCATGTTCCATCGCCTGTGTTATCTATTTTGATTTCTACCATATCAATCAACCTCACTTTCTTCCCATAAATCAATCAAACCAGGTAATACATAACCTAAGTCTATCCAGCTAAATTCTTCAAACTCTTCAAGTTCTTTAAGTTCGTCTTCTGTTGGAATTTCCGCACCCATAATTCGCTTTACATCATTTTCTGTTCCACCAGCTTCAAGTATTCTATGTAATGTCATTTCTAATGCACCAGAAATATCATCACTTCCTTTTACTGTGATTGCATTCCGTGACCAATATTCATTGCAAAGATGAAATGTCACAATTGTTTCATTTTCTTCTAGCAAATCTTTTAACTCAATCATTTCGCTTACCTCTCAATCTCTATATCTGAAATCCGTTCTGCATACCTTGTTGCTTCGCTTTGCGTTCCAAATCCAATGTTGTATTCCCATACAGAATTATCTCCATATTTTACTTTGTGGAATATTTTGTATTTTTCACCAAGATCAAATTGTGCATATGTTACAGCTACATTTCCTTTTTCAGATAGCCATAACACTTCATCACCTCTGATTTTCATTTCGCATTCTCCTTCTTAATAAATAAGACAGACACATTTGTTTGCGTCTGCCTTATTATTCTCTGTATTATTTACCCTCAATCCATTTACATATCATTAAGTAAACAATAAAAACAATAATTGTTGTGACAATCACTTTCCAATTAAATAAATCTACTCCCATTTCATTTGCAATTCTATTAATTGCTAATCCTAAGAAAAATGGTAATACTTTTAACAATGCTTCTATAAAATTTTTCATTTTTGTTCATCCTTTCTTCTAAGTAAATTACAATTTCCTTTGACTATATTTCTTCATTATTATATGTATAATCAAAATCTCCATATTTTAATTCAGAATTGATAGCGTCTCTTGTTTCCGTTTTCCAATCCTGCCTAAACAACTTCGCTTGCTCTTTTGGAGTATTTTCTTTATCAACTAGCTTAAATTCTCCATCAACATAATCGTATCTTGTGGTAACAGGTTTATATTCCATATTGCCTTCTTCAATCTCCTTAGAAATTTTCATTTTTAACTTCTGTTGAGATGTGCCAATGAATAAAAGTTCCATGCTGGAATACTCTTTCCATTCATTGCAACTATGCAAGTAATATATTTGTTTTGCCATATAATCACGCTCCTATCTAAAAACCATTGCATATTTAATATTGTTGCTATTATCTGCTACAAATTCAAATAAGATTACTTCATAACCTTTTTTCTCAGTATATTCCTTGCGTTCTTTAGAATTATATTCCTTCGTAAGATCTTCTAAGGTTTCAAAAAAATAATGCTCAAGTCCAGAATCTAATACTTTTGCTTCTTCTCGTGTATCATATCCGTTACGAATCTTGCCTGCTTCTTCTTTCGTAATGTTAAAATAATCTGTAGTTTTATGAATTTCCATTATGACCTCCTATTCTACCGACCAATTACCAACTTTATTTCCATTGATGTCCATTATGTAACCAGCTTGATATCCGTATTCAAGTTTTTCTTCAATCTCTTTTAAATTTCGTCTTAATTCATATGCACTTCTATCAGGTTCGCCATCTTCATCTCTATAAGCTGCACCACCTGTTTTAATTTCAATTTTCAACATATCAATATTCCTCCTCATAAAATTTAATTGTTCTTTCCTTTTCAGTTTCATATTTCGCTTTATCAGTAAATAATGTGAGAGTAATATCACCTTCACAATATGTAAATACCGCCATCTGTTCATCAGAATAAGCATAAGAACTGTATCCATCCACCTGAACTAAATCGAATTTACATTTCTTTGCGAACTGGTAACTTAAATCGGATATCCAATGTCCACCTAACATATAGTTCCCGTTTTTATCTTCTGTCTCTTCCATAAAGTTTACGTTTGCAATCCGTTTTGTATCTTCATTTAATGAATATACGGATAAATCTAAGTCTACAATTTCATATTTGCTCTTTACTTTCTTTACTCCAAGTTTTCCAATCAATTCAAAATATTCGTTTCTCGGAACATATTTCATATTAATCACTCTCCTTCCTAAATCAACAACATTCTCTTATATTCTGGATTTTTCTTATGTCTTTCGCCTACCTTAATAAAAACTGGTTTTCCATTGTCAATAGTTACAGCCCCCCAAGGATCTGTCATAAATGGATTCTTCTTCCAACCTTTAGGTATTTCAGATACAACTTCCAAGCCTTTTTCTTTTGCAACTTCCATTACATGTTCAATTTTCTTTTCAGTGGCGCTCTTACCTGTGGCAGTTTCAAACAACTCAATACAAGCTTCAATGATTTTCTTTCTGTTTTCTTCTGTATCTTCAAGTAGCCAATCAAAGTTAATCACATTTCGTTTTCCATCAAATTTTTCTGTTATATTATATCCACCATAACATCCATTTTCTGAATCATGCACATAAGTATGACAACAAATATATGTTTCCATTATTTTATCTGTCCAACCATTTTTATACCACGCATAAGGCAATGAGTTTTTTCCACCTGGATTTTCAAGACCTACAATCTCTATTACCATTGTTTCCTGCTTTGCATTTTTTTCTATTACATGTATCCAAGCATTTCCATTATCTTTTTTCTCTATTTCGTACTTCATCATACTAATCAACCTACCTTTCTAATTTCTTTTAACATATTCGCTTTGCACATCATTAAGTTTTCTTTCATATCCTCAATTCGTATATCCATAAACTCTTTAAGTGCCTTGTCAAACTGTTTTTCTGTAATGTTATGACCATAATTTGCAATCACAACATCCATAATTTCTCTATATGAGAAGCCATTAAATAATGTGTCATTTTCATGTATTGGCGAGTTGTAAGTAAACTCTTTTCCGTTCCGTGAATCCGTTTCAGGATCATATAACCATCTGCTCATATTAAACCTCCTCTACAATTCCGTTTTCTGCGTTGCTCCAATGATATTTCTTACCATTTTCTACATTCTCAAAGATTACTGAATATGAAAATGTTTCAAATGGTGTGAACACTTCTCCGTTGCAAGTTGTCGGTGACTTCTCTGTATTCCAATCAATACCAAGCTTTCCATTATCTTCATGAACTGTGAATATAGTTCCATAGTTCCGTGTCTTAATCTCTCTGTTACATGTGTCATACATGTGCACTTTTACTTTGTCATTTACCTTCAACATTCTGTATTCCTCCTTGTAATAAAATAGGCAGCTAGGTATTTATTCTCCTAACTGCCTTTGCGGTTACTATAAATTTATTGCTTTTCCGTTCTCATCATATTCAATCGGTGCAATATGAACTGCATAACCGATTTCTTTTTCTTTGTCGTAAATCTCCATTGTGCCACCTGCACAAAATTCAAATGAGAACCGCTTATCATCCGATTCAATCAGCTTAATCAAGTGAACCGTAAGTTCATTTAAGTTCCGTGCATCTTCTTTTGACTTTTTAATACTTGTCATTTTGCTTCACTCCTTTTCATAAATCTCTAATTTATGTAACAAATCAAACATTGCTACATATCTACCCTGATTCCGTTCTTTGAGTTTATCATTGTCGTTCTGCATTGCATCATCATAATCTTTATTTACTTTTCTAAATTCCTCTGCAATAATTTCAAGAATTTCATCCTTTGTCTTTTCACATGTATATCTACTCATTTCCATCACTCCGTTCCCTATAATTTTCAAATCCAATTCCACCACTATAATTAATAATCATTTGTATATAATATGGTAAAAATTCCGTTCCTTTTTCAATCATATGTTCTTTCTCCTTCCATATTATGAAATCTTAGTTTCCTTCTGATACTTCATACATCACTGGTAATGCCGTGAGAGGATATTTCACAATATCATCCACATACGGAAAATAATTTCCAATACAGTTTTGCCTACTGTATTTATTCTTTGTCACTTTGACTGTCATATAAAAGTCATCAATATCAGTTACTAATACTGTTCGTTCAGTATTAGTAATTATCATAAATTCTTTATTCATATACTTATCTCTAAAATAATTGATATTCATATCTGTTGTCCTCCATTTCCCTAGTAAATGCGAATTTAATGGTCTGTTCCATATCCATGAATAACTACATTGTTTTTATCGTCTACATATTCAATTAAGCATCCTGGCTGCCATCCTCTGTAATGCAACGGTTTGATTTTTCCAAGATCTGTTATATCAAACACATGCATTTCTTCAATTCCATTAAAATCGCTTTCATTTGTTGCTTCAATAATCCAACAAGAATTTACAATCTTGTTTATAATTTTTTCACTTCCTTCAATAGTATACTGTACTAAAAATTCCATACTTATCACTCCTTCTTATTAAATCCAATGAAACACGCATTTACTCTGTTTCTTTAAACTCCTCTTTTGGATCAACAAACTCAATCTTCTGTACCCAGATTGTACACTTGTATTCCTCTTTCAGATGCTTGTACGCAAGTTTTGCACTCTCTTTATTATCTACAGTGCGAAGACGCTCTAAACTTCCATCTGTGTTATAACAACCTAATCTGTACTTCATGATCTATCCTCCTTCTTATGAAATATCCATTTACTATAACTTCAACGCAACTCTATTTACAACCGACTGTACTATTGATCGTACATTTTCAGCAGTTACATTGATTTCATATTTTGCCTTATCAATCACGACTATAATATAATCTTCGTCATGATAATCTTCTGTATATACATCTACATTATCACATCTGCCTTCTGCCAAACCTTCAAATAAAGGTCGTAATAATTCAACTGCTTTATCAACTTCCTTCATTTCATTTTTTCTCTTTCTGTCAATATACTTTTCGTTTGCAGTTATCTTGCATCCATACACATTCTTGATTTCTGTATAAGATCCCAGATCAAGTAATTCCTCTGCATGGTGCTCCCATCTTTTCGCTTCTTCTGCAAAATCATCTTCTATTTCCATCATAATTTCAAATTTAATCTCTTTCATTTTTATCACTCCTTCGCTAAAATTCTTTTTTTATGTTGCTTTTATAAATACCACTTTTCAATATTATTTACACATTTATCACAAGGTCTTTTAATCACATCTTTGTATTTATTCGGCAAGTTATTTTTTGTGTAGTATTTATAATAATTAGGTTTTGGATATTCTCTTTCGGACACCGTGGCGTACTCTAAATCTGGTGATAACGATTTCTTATAATGTAACAGTTTATATATTCTTCCCATATTTTCCCTTCTACATCGTGTAATATCTTTTTCCAATTGCTTTACCCATTGCTTCGCCATACTTGTTAATATACTTACAAATCTGTTGATTTTCCTCATCGGAAAACTTTTCATCTTCTAATTTGTAATATGTAACTGCAATAGACTCCATTAATTTCTCTTTTGCAAATTCTCTCATTTCCGATTTAGTCATGTCTATTACACCTCATTTCCGTTTCCACTTCATTTATTTTTCTTTTCTACAACAAGTCTGCAACATATTTATAAGATGTTATTTC